GCCGCAATCGTCGCACTCCCAGAGTCCCAACCGCGCGATTGTGCTGGACTCAACGAAATCGTTTTCGCTGATGAACGCAGCAATCTCCTCAACCCAATCGTGTGGTGAGTCAATCGCATCAACCGCGTGGTCTGCGCTGTCCAGAGTTCTCGCGAACTCCATCACGAACTCGTTGAGCAACTCAACGCGGTCAATGCGCGACCGCAGCGACTCACAGGGAGTTGCGACAAACTGCCACGAGTGTCGCTCGTCCCTCGCTGCTGCTATTGCTTTATCTTTGAGCACTCCCACAACTTCCTCCTATTGTTTGCGCCTCACCAACAGCGGTGCGGCTGCCCCAATCATCGCGGGTTGTATTATTGAGATGTTTAGAGGGGTGTTGTAGGCTCCGGAGGAGCCGCCATGGAACTTATTTATTACTTATATTTAGTTACTTATATATTGCAAGTGAGTTAGATATAGAACAGCAGCACGGGGTGCCGCGGTATAACTTGGAGAAGGACAAAAAGAAAGCCGCCGCCGCCGCTCCGCGATGGAGCGACGACGACGGCGTTGAGTTCTGAACTTCCCCTTAGCGCGGAACCTTCATAAGGTCGTCCCAATACTTGAACATCTTTTCGGCAACGACGCGTTCACCGCAGTGTCCACACTTCGGCACATCATCGTAGGTTTCACGAATGTCCATTTCTGCAACAACATCGCGTGCGTTCAATGCGCGAATGCCCTCACCGAATGCAACTGCAAGCGCTGAATGAAATCCGACTTCTGCGCAATCAGCGCAAACAAACGCATCGCCAACATCAAACGCAACAGCGCGTTCACCAGTTTCTTGACCCTTTGCAACCAGTACAATTTCAACAAACACAATCTTCTCCTTCTATGGTTGTGGTGCGAGCGTCGCATTCGCTCGCACCACATCACTGCTAACTTGCTGAATTGCAAGTATCAACTTCTCGCGTCGCGAAACTTTTCCGCGATGTCTGCAAGTGCCTCTTGCTCTTCATAATTCAAGTGGCACTCCTTGCAGATGAACTTGTCGCTTCCGTCAGCGTGCGAATAGAAAGTTGACCAGACACCGTTGATGTCTTCCCACTGGTCGTTCACTTTCACATCAGTTTCTTTGCAGTCCTCGCAACCCTTGTTGCAATCGTCGCAAAGCGCTGAGTCGCTAATCCATTTCAACTCTTGTTTGCACTTCTTGCACTTGAACATTTGCAATTCTCCTCCAAACTTGTGGTGCGGTGTGAGCGCAACGCACCCACACCGCACCATTGATTACGCTCCCGCAGCGCAGTCGCGACGACTAAGCGCATCGTCGTTCAGCGCGTTGGTTTGCTCTGGGCAATCCTTGCACTCCCAGAATCCGAAAGCGCTTGCGACGGCGCTTTCGTTTGCGAGTTCAGGATTCTCCACAAGATGCAGCGCGTGCTGCTCTGCGAAGTGGTGCGGTTTCTCAACCACATCAACCGCATCGCCACCCATACGCGCCCACTCACGCGCCACACTGTAAGTCAGTGCGGTGAACTGACTGTAATCAGCGAAGCGCTTGATTGTCTCAACAAAGCGCCAACGATGATGCTCACCGTGAAGTGCACGGTCAATGTCGTGCATCTCCTTGATAAGCGATTCCTTTACACTTGCCATTACTGAACCTCCCGTACTTGCGCTGCACCAACAGCGGTGCCGCTGCACCAATCATCTTTGCTTCTATTATTGAGACTTTTAGAGGGAGGTCGTAGGCCCCGGAGGGGCCGCCATAGAACGCTGTTATTACTTATATTATGTTACTTATATATCCCTTGTGAGTTAGACATCTAACAGCAGCACGGGGTGCCGCGGTCTAACTTCGCGCGAAGCACAAAAAAATGGTGCCGCCGCGACTCCCGCGTTCGGGAGCCGCGACGACACCGTAAAGAACGATCGACTACATCACCACGCTTCAGCGCCGTCGAGATCCGCGATCTCTTTGATGTAGTCCAGGTACGACTCGATGTAAGAGCGCACGTCGTCAATGCTGTTGGATCTCAACGCACCACCGATCCACTCGCTCTCGTCGATCAGACCATTGAAGAGGTAGTCGCCGCGACCATAGAGTCGATCAAGAACCGACTCAACAAACGCGTTTCGCTTCTCTTCTGTCTCGATCTTCGTCATCGCTTCGTGGCAGTCGTCCGCGCTGAAGTGATGCTCACCATCACCGCTGACGCCGTTTGCCCACACGTCAATGATACCTTTAATGCCGAGCATGTCGCTGACGAGTCGTGGAAGAAACGCAACACCGATCGACGCTCGGAAGTACGCTTTCTCTCCGACATCACCAAAGTCGCTCTTCTTTGTAAGAACCTTGCGCGAGTAAATGTCGTATCCCATTGTTGAATCCTCCTAATGGTGGTGAGGTGCGAGCGTCGCATGCGCCCGCACCTCGTTTGATTCTCTAACGACTAGACAAGATCAACGTCGTTGCCAGCGGCATCAACGAAGTTGAAGTTCTTCTTCTCTTCGTCGCTTGCCTCTTCAACATTGTCGACCAGCGCGTCAGCGGCGTCGGTGAGGACTTCGCCCTCATTGACGTCGTTTGATGCGAGATCGAGCGCGATCTCTTTCGCCTCGTCAGCGGTTTCAGCGGCGATGAAGATCTCACCCTCCACCACTTTGCTGACTAGTACCTTGAACCCTTTCACTTGCTACCTCCTACTTTCTTTCGGTGTCGCATACACCGATCCAGCACCATTGCTATCTGGCGGGTCGCGCCACAGCAGCGCGTCCGCCCTAATCATCGCTGCTCTTATTATTGGGATGTTTAGAGGAGGGTTGTAGGCACCGGAGGTGCCGCCATAGAACTTACTTATTATTGTTACTTATATATTGCTTGTGTGTTACACATCTAACAGCAGCCCAGGGGGCCGCGGTACAACTTGAAGAAGGGCAAAAAGAACCCCCGCACCGCTCGGCCATCCGAGCGATGCGGGGTGTTGCGCTATGCGATTGCGATGTCTGCTGCGTTCGCGAAATCCCTGATGGCGCGTTGACGATTCTCGCGCCCTAGCGCAATCGCGTCACGCTTCGTGCGCACGATTGCCGTAGGGTCAACGTGAATCCATTCGCCATCAATCCACGCGCCAGCGTAACGCGTGCCGTGCGCCGCTGCTGCCGTTAGCATTGCGCGCCGCACGTCGGATTCCGTTGCCGTTGCAACGGGTAGCATTGTGAATGTCTGCTGCGTTGCGCCAACGGCGTATCCGCGGCGTGGATTCGTTGCGCGCATTGTCGGTACGCGCACCGTGATGCCACCATTCGCGAGAATAGCGGCGAGAATGCTAATGCGCTTGATTGATTCTGCCATTGCGTTTCCCTCCTCACTAATGCGACGCCACAGCAGCGCCGCTGCTCACATCATCGGTGAATCTATTAGCGGGGTTTTTATAGGGGGGCCGTAGACGCCGGAGGCGTCCCAATAGAACTTACTTATTATTTATATTTATATTCATATTGCTTATAGGGGTTAGAGATATAACAGCAGCACGGGTGGCTTCGGTAGAGCAATTGCCTGAAAAAAGGCAAAAAAATAAGGGAGCGAGCAGGGGGCTCTCTTGTCCCCCTGCTCCCTTGCCCTGCCCGCCTTTATACGCGGGACGATCTATTCGGCGATCGCGCGGCGCACGATGCCTTGATGGCGCGATGTCGTATTGCTCCATCGCGTGGTGTCCACACCCCACACGCCATCCGTAAAATCGGCGATGCACACACGGTATGAATACACCATGTATTGTTCGCCGATCCATCGCGCGCGGAAATTTCCCGTGTGCGATGTAAATTCTTGTAGGCGCTTGATCGCTTCTAGCGCCTGCTTTCGGTTGATCCGCTTTCCCATTTACTATTCCCCCTATTGCTTCTGCCGCCTTGCTATCGGGGCTGCCCACATCATCTATCAGTTGATTATTGTTGTATTTATATTGGGGCTGTAGGCCCCGGAGGGGCCGCAATAGAACACTCCAAGCCCCCCTCTAGATTTCTCCAAGCCCCACTTTATATAGATTTCCTGAACGGTTATATAGATTTTCCTGAACGGTTATATAGATTTTCCTGATTCATATTTACTTACTTATATTACTTCCGTGAGTTACAGATAGAACAGCAGCACGGGGTGCCGCGGTCTAACTGAGGCCACCAGGGCAAAAAGAATCCCCGCACCACTCGGCGCTCCGAGCAGTGCGGGGTAGGTTGCGTACGCCAGTGCTAGACGATGGTCAGTTGCGCGTTCCAGTTCACTGATGCGTTCCATCGTTCACGAACAATCCACGCGCCGCCTTCGTCCTGATGAAGCACTTCGTATCCGATAGGATCGAGTGCATCCTTCAGAATGAAGAATGCGCGAGTATCGAGTTCATCGAGCCAAGTGTTCGGGCGATTCTGACGAAGCGCACCGATAGCCTTCACGATTCTATCCGATACCCTATCGGATTCTGCTTCCATTCTAGTACGATTCTCGCTATCCGTCAGCGATGAGCGGTGCTGATACACCAACTTCCACTCGACTGGATTGTAGTGCTTGCCTTCGTTCATTGCGATTCTCCCTTCATTGCGGGGAGTGCGGCATCCGCGCCGCACTCCCCGCGCTACTACGATGCGATTGTGAACGGTGCGTACTTCGGGAACTGCTTCCGCCAGTACGCGGGGAACTCGCGCAACACTCCGTCAGACTGAAGCACTTGGAACGCTTCAGTCCCTTCGAAGTATCGTGCGCGTCCACGCTCATCAGTAAGAATCAGCATCAGCCGATTGTCTACTGACGATAGTGTTGCGTCGTATCGACGAAGTACTTCGTCGTACACTTCGTCGTGAACGATGACGCTATACACTTCGTCATCGCTACGGCGAACTACCATACGCTCGACCATTGTCGTATTCTCCCTTCCGAGCCTTCGGTGGCTCGCCCTCATCATCTCTCAGTCTATTATAGAGATTCTTTTGGCGTCGTCGTAGGCCCCGGAGGGGCCACCATCGAACTATTGGGTCAGTCAGTTTGCTATTCAGATTACTTATTATGTTATTACTTACTTACTTATATATTTATACTTATATTCCTCTACGGGGGGCGCGACCGCCACTAAACGCTGCTCCGGCCTGACGCAGGGCAAAAAGAATCCCCGCACCACCTGGCGTTCCAGGTGGTGCGGGGTGTTGCGTGCGAGTGCGTGCTAGGCGTTGTAGCGGCGGCGCATCGCCGTATCGATCTCATCCGCTGCTACGATTGCCACCCAGACCACGCCGCCCGTGGCGAATCCGATTGCGAGAGAGTGCGCATCGCTCGCGCCCGCGATCCACGCGGCAGCCGCGCTGCCGATGATCGCCGCAACGAAGAGAGCGAAGAAGCGCACGAAGTCGCCCTCCAACTCTTCCACCTCGCCTTCGCTCCATCGCAACGCGGCGAAGTGATCGCCGAAGAGATAGAGCGAGAAAGCGAAAGCGTACGCGCCGACGCCAGCGAGTGCGCCAACGATTGCGCCAACGAATGACGCGGAGAAGAATCCAACGAGTGCGCCGATCACCGCGGCGATTGCGAGAAGCAGTCCGAACATAGCGTGTACCTCCTACGATTGTGCCGCGCCACAGCGGCGCCGCTGCACCCATCATCACACAGGGGTAAATCGCAGCATCTTTGGGGTGGCTGATGCACCCGGAGGGTGCACCCAACCCCCAGAATGCGTCCAAGACCCCCCCCTCCCCCTGTGCGGCTAGGGACGCGGGGGATTTTTTATAGTTGCGGGGAATTGGGGGTTCTATAAGCGACCCACAAGGGGCCTGTAAAGTCCCCGGAAATGCCTATTTGCGGCCCGTACGGCCCTGTTGATTCTCTTCCCGTATGGTGAGCTCCCACGCGAGCCTGCAGACCGCCTCATGCGGGTTTCTGCCCCTGGCGGACACCATTCGACCCTTCCGGTTGTGGGCAACCGCCATCCAGTCGTTATCGACCATTGCGCGGTGAATGCCGTGAATGATAAAGCCGAACGATTGAACCACCTCGTCTGCGGCCTCAAACGTCAAGACAGCAAATTCAGCCCACTTACTCATTTTCCACCAACTTTTTCAGCGCGTCGTACGGCGTTTCTCCGCGCGCGTTTCGATATCCGACCCATGCGCCTCGCTCTGACTCCCTTCCGTGAAAAAGGTAGTCCAGCGCGCTATCCTCGCTTTCAGCTTCTGGGTCCCAGCGTCGCGTCGTCACCGACCACTCTTCGCTTTCGTTGATGTACTCCATCAGCCACAGACGCTCGCCCTCTTTGAGGAGTGGGAGCAGCTCCATCAAGTCACTCATGATTTCCCTCCATGTAGTTCGTCGCAAGCTTTGCGAAATCGGTCTCGTATCCAAACGACCCGTGGTGAACGGTGCGTGCATCTACGAGGACATTGACATCGTATCCGATTGCGCGCATATCCATACAGAATCCGAAGTCCTCTCCCCAGTGCTCTTTCGTTTCTGGATGCACCATGAAGCGGAAGAATTCGGTAAGGCGCTGATTCGTCAGCGTGTTAAGATACCAGCGGTCTGGATACTTCTCGCGGAAGTCAAGCAGTGCTTCGCGGCGAATGATCATTGCGCCAGTTCCTGCGCGCTGCGCCTTGAGCAGCATCCTTGAATCCGGTCGCTCTTCATCAATCGGCAGGAAGTTCATTCCGCCGATGTAGGCAGGAAGATTTCTTGCTGGGATCTCTGGATACTTTCGTAGCACTTCCACCGCAAGATCAAAGTTTGCAATTCGCTTTGCGCATGGCAGGGCGACAATCGACTCACCAGAGGCCATAGCCCTCAAGACATCCTTGCCGGTAAACTCGATATCTGAGTCAACCATGAAGAGATGCGAGTAGCCGCTCTCCAGGAATGAGTGCAGCAAGACATTGCGAGCGTCCGTCAGGATTGACGATCCGTGGACCATCTTCCATTTGAAGGCAATGTTGTTGTGCATGCAATCGCGCTGAAGTTCGAGAAGTCCCATCGTATTTCCCGGGTGCATCTCGTGGGCAATCGGCCCGCCCGCATACAACGAGGGCAGGTTCTGCTTCGCCTGATTCTTGATTTGCTTAAACTTCTTACCCATGGTTCTCCCTCTTTGTGGCGGCAATCATCTTTTGCACCGCCTCAATTGGGCTTTTAGATACGCCTCTGACAATTCGGTGCTCCACGCCAGAGTAGTTTACCGCAGTCGCAATCCACAAGAGCAGACCGCGCGAAACGCCGTCAAAAACCCATGAATCGGGGAGCTCGTTGTCAACTGAGCTCCAGAGTTCGTCGAGCGGGTGCATTACTTCTCCTCCTTCTTTGAATAATCCCATGAGTCGCTATCGCCAAGCGCCCATCTGCCAGACTCGGCAGAGAACTCCTGGGTGCTGACCTTGAAGTCGGGGATCTTGCGATTCTTAAAGACGAGCGCCTCGTCCTGCCACAAGACACGGTTGTTTGGCTGTGCGGCAAACTGGCCGTTGTCGAGCTTCATAAAATTATATGATTTGTGTTCTGCTGGTAGTCTCGCCCAGTTCGCGTCAATCTCATTCGGATCAGAGTGCACCATATCCACGGTGAACAGGTAGTGCCCGTTGTGCCATGCACCGTTCTGCGAGCGGAATGAGCAGCGCATGTTCTTGAGGGCTGCCTTCTCAATCACCGCAAGTTGTGGCGAGTTTGCGTCCCACAACTGCAGGTCCCCAAGCGGCAAATCTGGCGTTGGGGTTTCGGGTTTCCATACATAGGCGCTGATCGGAAGCTTGTCGTACAGCGCGCCGTACTCCGGAAGAAACGCTTCGACATAGAGGGCGCGGTGGCGAATCGCCTTGACGGTCACCCAGTAGGCTGGCGTGAACTCGCCATATCCGTCCTGGAGGTCGCGAAGGTACTCCTTGCGGACGTAGCACGAGATTGGTGGAATGTTTGCAATTGCGTAAGACATTATGAAGCCGCCTTAATTTTATCGCGATACTTTTGGGCTGCCTGGCGCATGTATTCGCGGCGTCGATTCAAGTCTTCGACCTCTACCTCGCACGCGATACAGCGTCCGTGTTTCTTGGAATAGTAAAACTCTCGATCTGAGGGCCACCACTCAAGACACCGAACGCACTTGCGAATCATCAGCAACCAACAGAGTAAAGCAGGGAGATGATGACGACAGCACCCGCGATCGCCATGAGAATGAATGATTCAGTATTTTCGCTCATTGATCCTCCCTGTTCCTGCTACGTTCGATAGAAAACCCCTTCGGATACCTCATCTGCAGCTTCCGCTCATTGATCTGGGCAACCTCCCCAAGGTCAATGCCGGTCACCGTGGCAATCTCGGAGATATACCAAAGGATATCGCCAAGTTCCATGGTCAGGTAGGCGCGGTCAAGATCGTGGCCGTGACCAACCCACTTCTTCAGGTGATCAATCAACTCTCCCGACTCACCCGCCAAGCCCATGCAGGCAATGGCGGCGCGACCTTTCACGCCTGGGATTGCGATATCTCCGCGTGCCGTAACGGCGGCACCACGTTGATACGAACTGAAGCTGAGGGCCACGTCCCCACGGCTATCGACCGTATGGTCGCAGCAGTTTCCCTCACTACACCCAACGCATGCACAGATGCAACAATCTTGTGTGATCATGTTTCCTCCTAAAGTAAAATGACGGGGATTGCTGCCATAAGGGCAATGCCGACCGACCAGAGTGCTGCGGCAAACGCAACAAGGTACGAGGCATTTTTCCGACTCTTCATTGGAGAGGTGACGCCAAGCGCAAACAGGGCGACGGCAAAGATGCCCGTAAGGACCTGTAGCCGGTTGCTGTAGTTCCCCTCAAGATCTGATTCGGCGAGGGGGCCTTCACCGCTGTCGTACATCTCGTTGTATGGTCCGTACACGGCGTCCATATACTCGGTGCAGTCTGGCAGTTGTCCTTCTGGGTTTTCCTGCTGGCATGGCACCGCATAGAGGCTGAACTCATAGGAGCCGCCAAGGTCGGTATCCCAAGTCAACAGGTCGGCTCGGTACTTCACCTCTGCCGTGATCCACAGGTTATTCGCATCAGCGATGATCAGCTGATATTGGCTGTATGCAGCAGAAGACGCGTTGCTGTGGAAGGACGCCTGAATCGCCGTCCACGCGGTTGTTGTTGAGACGAGGCCAATCAGCAGTACGACTGCAAGCTCCCCCGATATCTTGTTCAGCAACGTTGACACCCTGCTCATGACTTCTCTTCCTTCTTTTCCTTAAGCTTCTTGATCTCTTCGTTCAGTTGAACAATATGCGCATTGGCAAGATCGAGCTGAACGGACAGCTGGCCAATCTTTATCAACAGCATCTCTACGGTGATTTGTCCTTCTGCCATGGTTCTCTCCTACTTTTCCGCGAGCCAGCAAAGCTCGCAATCCTTTGTGCTGGGAATATAGTAATCCTCGCACTTGTGCTCTTTAATTGCATTATCAAAGCAGTCGTCACAATGGAATGTGAACTGCTGATCTTTTGAGAACTTCGGATCGTGCTGGGCGCAGGGGTCGAAATCTACCTCACCCACACTCGCACTCCTTCTCAATCACGGCAAACACAGGCATGCCGGGAGACAGGTACGCACCTTCGATATTGAAGCTGATGTACTCGTCTGCCTCCTCGAAGTGGTAGCACGTCTCGTGCGTGTCTCCAGGGTGGTTTGCTTCACATGTCTGAATAAAGTCATCCAGAAGGGTCTGGAGGATCTTATTGCGGTCATAGATCGCCACAACCTTTGGCCCATCGCTCCCATGAAAGATTGTCCCGTGTCCAATCAGGCAGTTATCCCACCCGTCGGCGTACACCACATCCTCCATCTTTTCGATGGCTGGGCGCACGATCGTTGTCTGCTCGTTCATATTCCCTCCTTATGGCTTGATTGACCAAGCCTCTACAGTAATGAACCCACTACAGTACGGAAGCCGTGTCGTACCCACCTTAGTGAATACATTGCTTCCCCATGCGCACGCAGCAAACTCTCTGTGTTCCCCCCACCCCTTGACCCAAAACGATCCTTCTGGTGGTGGTGGCAGGTGGTCAAGGCTGGCGCTAAGGGTCCCATAGGGATCGCCATAGACGCCGTAGGCAATGATAGCAACTTTTCCGCTAGGGTATCGATCCATGTAGAGCTTGACTGGTTTGCCTCGATACTCGATCTCAGCAATCTCTTTCCCCTTCACTTGATCTTCCTCACCTTTACAAGGGACCGTTCGTCTATCGGTGTACTGACATGCCATGCATCAAGCAACCAGGCTGCCCAGAGCCTTGGCCGGACTGCTGGTACCACTCGTGTGGCAAGCAGTTGCCGGTAGCGGCGGTTGGGAAGCAGGCGAATGATGGTAGGGGCCAGACTAGCCGCTACTTCAATTTTCCCCAAAAAAATTTTCGACGTGCCGTCGGAACGGAGCAGACGAAAAGGAAGCATGGTAATCAATCCGTTAACATTGGCGATTACCATGCGATCCTCTTTCATCTTGAGCCGTCGCGCGCGGAACCAGTATCCGCAACCGAGGTTTCACGTTGATCTCTTGGGTATCGTGACCGAAAACCGATCAGCGATTTACAATCTTGAACCACAGGCCCCACAAGACTAAAGAGAGCGTGCTGCCGATTACGACAGCCGCCACGTAGCTAAAGAATGTCGCGAGATCCATCAGAACGGAACCTCTGAAAAGTCTTCTTCTGGCGCGGCCGCCTTTGCAACCGTTGCGTTCTTGCCCTTGGCAAGAAGGTCAAACGTTCGCGCCGTGATCTGAATGGACGACTTGGTTTCGCCGTTGCGTGTCGTGAATGACTTCACCGAAGGGACGCCCTCGACACACACAAGGTCGCCCTTGTCAAGCAACTGGACCGCAAGCTCTGCCTGCTTCTCCCAGATGGAAACGTCGTACCAATTTGTTGTCTCCTCGCCTGCGCGCTTGTTCTTTACTGCGACGCTGAATGAGGAAACGTTCTTTCCCGTCTTGGTGCTGCGAAGCTCTGGCTTGCTTCCAAGCCTGCCAGTTACTTCAATCCTTTCCTTTGCCATCTCACTTCTCCTGACTTAGGACCAGTCGGACATATTCTTCCGCTGCTCCAAATTCCATTTCCCAAACTCGTGGGATAAACCATCGGTCATTGACGACCAATCCAGCCGCTACCGCGTCAAGCGTTAGCTTCAACAGATTATCAGCATCCATGGGTCTTTTCAAGTGCACCCACACATCGATGACAATCCGCTTCTTGTCGACTGGCAGAAAATCTGGGCGCTTAATGAGCGCCTGTCTAGTTTCATGCGTTACTTTCTCCTTCCATGCTTTTGCCTCTCGCGTCATGTAGATGATGCGACCAGCAACGCGATACGCGCGATTCCATGACGGCGGTCTGCCGACAAGGACAATCTCAAGCCCGTCCGTCCAACCTTCCAAGCCGGATACGCTGGTCTTCCCCTCCCACTTTGACAGCGCGACAGGTTTGCTGTAGGCGGGAGACGAGAGCCCCATATCCAAGGACATCGAGTTCATCGAGACCGCGGTTCGTCGTGGCAATCGTCGAGAGGCAGGCACTATATCTACTTTCGACAAGAACGTACAGCCGTTCAGCTGCCCAGTCCGTTGCCTTCTCCTTCCCAAGATCATCCAATACCACGACAGATGCTCGTGATGAGCAGAAGTCAAAAAGTTCAATAACTTCACTGTCACTATACTTCATCGACTGCCGAATCTTATCCAAAAAGATGGGCACATTGACAAAGCGAATCCCAGTCGTCCCGCTGGCGATTTTCTCCCGCACCGCCCCGATGGCAAGGTGGGTCTTTCCCGTCCCCGGTGGTCCAACGAAAAGCAGTCCTCGCTCGCCCAGCGGGGCCTTTGCCCACTCCCTGGCAGCCTCTAGGGCCGTATTAGAGCCACCCTGAGCCTCGAAATTGGCTAGGGTGCTGTTTAGATACCTTTTAGGAATTCCGGCCGCCTGAAGCGCTCTGGGAAGGTCCTGCGGGGGCTTGGCTTCGTAGGCAACGTCCTCAAGGTAAACAACCTCGTCTGTCATCGGTCGTCCCGCCAGTCAGTAAAGGCTGCGATAAGAAGAAGGACGGCCAAGAAGGCCATCCCAGCAATTCCCCAAAAGTGTTCGTGTTCCATGACTACTCCTCCAAATGTGCGTCTCGGACGCTTGCCGAAATCGCAACCTTCTTATTGTTGCCGTTTTTTGCCATTGCTGTCAAGTATGCAATCGGGTCACCTTTCAGGTCCCGAAGTGCAGCCTCGCAAATTGCCGACATAAGCGCAGGGATGCCGCCTGGATATTCGCGCATCAGCTTTGCGATTCTTGCGTAATCATTCTTTTGCGGAACAATGCCGATCATCTGGCCCATGAACTCAACCAATCGACCCTGCCTGTTGGTGCTGGAGACGATGTATTCCAACCACTCTTTCATGCTTCTTGATGGAATCTCTTTTTCATCACCATCGCGCACCATCCTGCCGCGCGCAGATGCTGCGATTGCTTCTCGCGCCGCGCGCAATCCGTCAGTCGGCTCCTGCCACTCGTCCCAGTCGTGCACCACAAGTCCGTCCAGAAGTCCAACGCGTCGGAACTGCGGAAGGAACTTTGCGTTCTGCGTTCCAATCAACGCCTCGATGTGTTGATCTGATTCAAACAAGCCATTTGTCTCTGATGCCGCACACAACAAGACAACCCACGCCCATCTGGCGTTGTTGTCGGTAAGCCGCCACAGCTTCTTGTGTCGCGGCATGTCGCTGTAGCATCTCCAGTAGACACGACCATCAAGGATGTCGTCTAGCGGGATGATTGACACGACTTCTCCTTACTCTTCTTCTCCACAATCGTCGCAGAGATAGCTTTCATCATCGGGGTCTCTATCATACTCAGTTCCGCATGAATAGCAAATCGAGTTCAACGCGATGCTTACTCTTCGTCTTTGAAGAGGTCCTTCTTGAGCGTTGGGACAAGATTGAAGAGTTTCTTTCTTGTCTCTGGCATTTGCTGCGGGTGGCTTTCCCACTGATTGCAAAGCGCCTTGAATTCACAGGTTGCATGAGCAAACGCCGTGGGGTTCGGATAGATCGCGCCCTTCTCAATTGCATCAAGAAATGCGCGAGCACCGATGTAGAGCGAATCAATGTCGTCCTGGGTTCTTGTCGTTATTCTTCTGTCGACATTTGGGCCCTTGGCCGACTTGCTTAGAATGTTAAACACAACCGAAGGGTCATGATCAAAGTTTTGTCGAACAGCAGACACATAGGCGGTTGCCTGAATGTCGCGATGCTCGCGCTCCTTCTCCCATCTTCGATCTGATGTCTTGTGCTCAATCACGCGAAGGTCGTCCGTAATCATGTCAACTTTTGTCTTGAGCTTAATTGGAAGCTTGCCAAGTCGTGAGTGAGAGATTTCCGACATCATCGTATGCTCAACATGCTTTGCCGTCCAGTCATCACCCTCAAGGATTCCGTGTCGCAGCATCTCCTCTCCAGCAAACCCTTCGCTAAGGATGTCCCGCTCTTTCTCTGCGCCCCAGTCAACCTTTGCCGACTCCTCAACCCAAGTTTCGCGATACGCCCGGAAGGCCCAGGTCAAATCGCCGTTCTTCTTGCCGTGGGAGTACCACATCTGAAGGCCACTATGCACCGATGTCCCAAGGGCAAAGTATGGCGTGGTGCGATTTGTCCACATGCCAAGGCGATACTTATACCACCAGCGTAGCGGACAGGCGAGAAACTCGCGTAGTTCGCTAACGCTTACATGCTCTGGGTTTCGCTCAATAATTCTCACTGAAGCTCAGCCTTGCGAGCCTTGAACTTCTTAACAAGAAACTCTCGAGAGATGTCGTCAATCTCAATGCCATCGGCGCTGGACTCGTTAATCTTCTTCCCGATCTCATTGAGCGCGTCAAGGTTTGTCGCCTTGTCAAACTCGTCAACAAACTTCTGGACATGTGGCGGAAGCACCGCGTCGTCGAATACTTCTGCGGCAGCCTTGGCAACCGACTTCGACGAGCCGCCCTTGGCCTTGATCTCATCGTCAGAAGCAATCCGCTTTGACGGAAGCCCAGCCATGACCAGCGCGCGACCAACTGCAGATGTTTCGCAGTTTTCGATTTCCGATCCGCGAGTGTACGGAGTTGCGCCTGGAATCTGCATGGCGCTATGTCCAATGCCTGCTGGACGATCGTCCACAAAGCCAAGCCTTTCGTCAAGCCCGTTGTCTTCCTTGACGCCGCGATAGGCTCGCGCCTCAATGACCACGCGCTTTTCGGTGTGCTCGACAATTCTTGTTTCAATGCGAGCGTTTGGGTACGCCTCGTACCACGCGCGAATGCGCTCCGCGACATCAACGTAATCCTTAAGTGCGCTCTTGTCAAATGCCATTTTCTTCCCCCTTCTTTAGATACTCATCGAGGTCTTCAAACAATTTGACCTCATCAATCCCCAGGAACTCAGAAATCTTTTTCCGCATTGGCCCACTGATAGGAGCCTGTCCATACTGCACCTGATTCAGGTACCCATACGATACCCCAAGATGCCTTGCGATGTAGCGGCGCTTGATTCCCGTTTCCTCAAGGAGTTTCCATACCCGTGCAGTTTTCTTCCTTTGGATAATCCTTTGCTCCGCAAAATTAGGTCCCGTTTGCTTCATTAACTTTCCTGGCTTTCTAGAACCGGGTTTGTAACCCAGTCCTCCATTGCAATTGAGATACCCCTTCTATACGACAAAATCTCGTCGTAGTCAACCAAGCCATCCAAGTCGTTAGATGCCGCGTTGGCGGCCTCGAACGCGATAATCTCTTTTGGCTTTACTTGTGCGCCATTTTCAAGCGAGTGCTTCAGATACTCCAGGAACTTCTTCCGTCCGAGCATCATCAGATCCATTTCCTGCATCTTCGTTCTCCAATCCCCTGCCGTGTGCTGTGCAACGGTCAAGAATGCATTTAGAGGAAGACGATGGCCCAGACGCAGAAACGTCCTCGGACCTCATCACCCTGCCCCCAGGGCTGCAATGAGCGTTGGGGCAAAAGTACGAACGCGACGATAGCTGAAACAGCGAACCGCCACACGCGTAGCAAGAAACCCCAATTGATCCCCGCATGCTCCCTCCTTTAGAGTATCATCTTACTTGATGATATCACCCTTCGTCAAGCGGGAATTGGGGACGCAGGCAATATGAAATTTCTGATTGCCTCTTTTCACAATAGGGCCTAGGCCCCTACCGATGATGCCAGCCGACTTGGCCATGCATTGACGGTTGTCGCACTTGGCCCTAGGAAAGTCATTCACTTCGATCATACTGAAACCCCTCCAGATACTCATACAGCGCCTCTCGCCACTTGCGGGAAGACTCTGTTTTCATTCTATGATGCCATCCGCACAGCGTCACCAAATTCCACATCTCGGATGGTCCGCGCTTGCCAAAACCTGAATTGAACACATGATCTAATTCAAGGATGATCTGACCGCCCGGCCCAAACTGGCTGCCGCATTCTTCATGCATTCCAACTCGCGGCCCGACACAGCCTCGGTCGCGGTCAAAAACATCCTTCCTCATTTTTGGCGTAACAGGATCTTTGTGTGCCATTATGCCTTCTTCGAGCGCTTGGCTTTCTTTTTAGGCTGCTCCGGCTCTTCCATCTGACGAGCTGGCTGCTTGACGCCATCTGCCTTCATGACGCGACAGGGGATACAGAAGCAGGGCTGTTGATGATAAAACTTTTCAGCCATGCGCGACTATCGCTTTCGCTCTTTAGCCTCGACAGATCGCATGACCTTGTTTGACCAAGCCTTGCCAGGATCTCCGCCCCAAAGGGCCCAAGCAATTCTGCCAGCCGAAGGGAATCCCTTCTGTCCTGGCGACCAGCCCTCGCCCTTCTTGTCAACTTCGTGTCGAGCAAGATACGCACGCATCTTTCTTACGCGAGGAATGGTCATCTTGTTGGAGATAAGCATTCTTGCGGTTACCTGTCCTGGGCCGATTCCGCCTCGACCAAACTCTCTTCTCCAGTCAAGACCACGACGGGCTTCTGCCCGCACACCAGCCGGAACGTTGAGGTTAATCGTGTCTGCTTTGTAAATCTCAGTCTCAATAATCTCTGGAATTGCAGCACCTGCTGCGCGGTAGATATCAGCGTTGCCTGGGTCGTATTGAGAAACGATGGCCGCGCCAGCTCTGCTGATCTGTCCAATTCTGCTCTTCTTGTAATAGTCCATTGACCCGACTGGGAAGGTGCTCTCCTCAACGGAGAAATCAAACCCAATCTCAAGAAGCTGCTGCTTTACCTCTTCGACCTTTCCCTTTGTTGATGTGATGGCAATTACGCTAACGCCAGACTCAACAAGATCGTCAAGGGCGTCAATCACATACGCCGGGCATTCGTCGGAGAGAACAGATTCCGCATTGACGATTGCAACCTGCTTTTGCGACTGCTGATTCGAGTTCATGCTTGGATTCGGTTTTTCTTCAAGTTGCTCTTTTCCTGTTTCTGGCTTCTGGCTGTTTGCGCCATCATTTCCGTTGCCACCGTCAGGGCCATCTGGTCCGCCATCCGTTGGCTCGTCTGGCTGATCTGGGTCGCCGACTTTACCCTTCAGGTAAAGCTCGTAGTATCTAAGTGGCATGTATCCAAGCGGGCTTGGCATCCACACCTCATCGCCCATTTCCCCAACGCCCTCTTGACCCCGCTCCTTGAGCGCGTCGTTTAGTCTGAGCCATGGAAGACCGGCAAGTGCGGACTTGTAATATTCAGCAACAACCTGAGCGGACTCTCGGCCAACATCTGTATAAACAAACCGGAGATTCCTGTCATAAAGCCAGACAACCTCTCGGGTCATGTAGTCGGCAATAAGCTCGCACAGCGGGGCAATGCCGTTGTCAGCGGTGAACGCAGCGCCGTACTCGGACGTGCTCTTGTTCACATCGAAGTTAAGCCCGATGTCTTGTGGCTGAACGCCAAACACCGCGCAAATCTTTCGTGCCAGATAAATCTGCCATTCCATAAACTGCATGTCGCGGTTTGACTGCGCCATTGGAATCCACTTGACTCCCTTGCCACCGCCAGTGATTGCGGTCTGGCTCTTTCCGGCAATTTCGCCTTCCCAATAATTCTTAAATGCGTCAACCTGGTCTGGTCGCACACCCTCGCCAAGGTCAATAATTCCAGGCGGTGTTGCCTGCTCCACAATATTGTTGTTGTACTTTGCCGCTCGAAGGTCCGCCTCAATGGTCTCAGCAAGAACCTCTAGCGGGGAAAGCCCAAGCGGTGAATAGGTAACCCTATTCCCAACAATTACAATCATCTCTTCATTAAGGTATTCGCCAATGATCTTTCCGGTCTCGTCGTACTCAAAGTATCTTGGCTTCTTGAGATTTGAACCGTCCCACTCTGGGTCAAATGCAATGCGCGCCCCGTCTTTTGGCCAGAGGCTCTTTATGGGTCGACCAGTTCTTCCGGCCCTAGATCCGACAGTGAATTCTTTTTCAATGCAGCCCTGGTCAAGAACGAGAACGTCCTCAACAATTGGCTCAATAAAAGACCGCCAAGAATCCATTCTTGTGTTTGGATCTCTTAGCAAAGCCTTAATCGCTTTTACATTGGCCTCATTGACTTCACCGCTGCCGTCAATACTGACGATGTCCCACTTCGCGCGGCTGATCTGCTGTCGCCTAAGATTAATCGCAGATCGAATCCATGGGTTTGTTCTTGACCACTTGCGCAGTTGATTTACTGATCGCTTTTGAACAGTTCCCTTGCCAGCGCCGCGAGCATACGGCTGGGCATCGTAATTTGGAATAAGGATTGCATCCTTAAGTAGCTGGGCGTCAACCTCTGATTGTGCAATCTTTTCTTGCTGCTGTCGCTTCTCCCATGGCATCATTACCATAGATTTTCCTCCTTTGGCTTTCTGGTGCGCCAAGAACGAAGCGCCCCAGATACTGCAATTCCATCAAGGTCTTTATTCACAATTGATCTGGCCTCCGAATAGTTAAATGGTATCAAACGAACGCCGTCGACAATTCCGACGCCGCGAAACGATGGGAGTCTACCCCACCACTTTGGGACAACGAATCTACCGTCCTCAAATTGAAGCTCTATGCTTTCGTTAACGTCCAGCATCCTCTTCGCCTTCCCCAGAGTCCTCGGTCTCGTCAGATTCACCAATAGCAGCTATTGCCATTTCGAGACCCATATAGTCAGACATATCTGTTGGGTTTTCTTTTCTGAAAGTTTCCCAAAAGCCATCGTACTCTCTGTCTTCGGAATCTTCCAGCCTTACGAGTTCTTCTTCCACGTGGCGCTGATACTTGATTTGCTGCGGAACGCTTCTCTTTACCCTTGAGAGAACCTTATGGCATTGAGGGCAGACGGAGTACCTCTTTTGGCCCTTTGCCCTTGGGACCATTGGCTCCGGTATCAGCTCGATTTCGTGATGATCCTCGCCGACCATGATTGTACATAGGGCGCACCTTGGGTGAGCCCTATGTATCTCCTCATACCTCTTCATGACTGGGGCGAGCATTTTCTGGATCTTGCGCATGGCCAACACAATGCCCAGGATGCCAGCCTCGGCACCCCGTAATTCAATGCATAGCTCGCACTTGACCGCGGTGTTATCACACATGTCAAGATTATACATCAACCGTCAAGTAAATCTTATGACCGCTATGATAAATTCACGTAGGAATCAAGGGGCTTGCAAAATGGCCCCATAGGGGAGATTATTTGGAAGTGCTTATACGGGACTATCTGCTGACACCGGCGTCTAACAGGGGTCTCGAGCGGTCTTCCGCAAAATACAGCAATTGGGGGGTTTACCTTGGAATTTAAAATTTATACCAACGCTCTAAAGGCCTACGAGACCGAAGACGGCGAGCGATATGTTGCAGGGACAACCTCATCGACAATTAGGGATCTCCACGGCGACGAGATGTCGCTAGACGCCTTGAAGACCATGGCGGAGACTGCAAGACAGAATATGACGGTCTTCCTAAATCACAACTACAATGTTCCCGAGGACCTTTTTGGTTCTGCTACTAGCGCCGAGATCGTAAAGCGATATGACCGTGAGACAAACGAGGAAGTGTACGATCTTGACCTTAACATCCGAGTTGTCAACGAGGACGAAAACCCAGAAGCTCTTCGCGCATATCGAGCAATAAAGCGCGGGGTAAAGCTCGGCCTTTCTATCGGGGCGCGAGTTGAAAAGGCCAGACGAAAGGCCGCAGAAGGCGACAAGCCAGAATCAATTGTCATCGAAAAAGTTCGCCTCCTTGAGGCGAGCGTTGTTGGAATTCCAGCAAACCAGAGATCATATCTTCAGAATGCTATCAAGAGCCTGAAGTCTGCTCCAGAAGTTGACAGCGATGTCTTCTCTGAGCCATCAGACGAAACAAAGGATGCCACGGAGATTATCGACAGCATTAAGGCTGTCGATATTGAGGAAAATGCCTCGCCGGAGGTTGCTCCGCTTGCTGGTTCCCCTTATAACCTTCTTAGCGAAGAGGGGACTGATGTCGAAGACACCGATGAGGAAGACGACAGCGCGGAGAAGTCCGCAGTTAAGTCTTTTG